TTTTAATAAAAAAATAGAATCTGAAAGTTTACTAACCATTTTCTTGCGACCTATCCAATAAAGCATACGATATAATACCTTGTATTTCGTTTGCTGTATCAGCGGTCATTTTTAAAACATCACCTTCTTCTAACACTAAAGTTTGTGATATTATTTGTCTCGTAGTATTAGCTGCAATAGATGCATTATCTATTCTAAAAGTTGATGTGGCACTTGTATCAGTCACTTGTGTAACTAAACTTACATTTCCAGTTGAACCATTGTGTGCTTGTATTTGTTTTATTAAACATCTTCCACTTGTAGGAGCTGTCAAAACAGAAGTTGTACCAGTAGTGGTTAAATTAAAACCAGCATTTTTATATTGTATTGTCATGATAAAAAAAACTCAAATGCTTGTTGTTCGTTTTTAATTTCTTGTTGATAAGAAGTATTTAACTTATCTATAATTTGTGTCAATGCTAAATTTATTAGTCTTTGATTTTCTAAATTATACTCTTCTTTAGGTTCTGGTATAAAAGTAATAATTTTAGACATTACGCAGTGCTCCTTTTTTTTGCTCTTCTGATTGACTCTTTTCCTTTTTTTGCAATCTCTACTACTTTAGTCTTACCCATAACTTTTGCTCTTTGTTCCATAACTGTTAATATTTGTATTTTTCGTGCAAAAGGTTTATTTAACTTTTTTACTTTCTTAACAGTTTCTCTAGCATCGGTAGGTGTTTTAAATTTTATTCGTACTGTATCTTTAGGGTTTTCATCAGTATATAACCTCCTACCACTGCCTTTAGGTTTTTTTCCTGTTCCTTTTAGTGGTTCTTTTTTTTTCATCAGATATAATTTTTTTTAATATTTTTGCTTGTTTAGCATGTAATTTTGTAGCTTTCTCTAAACCACTAATAACACCTTGTATTTTTTTTTCGTTCATTATTACTCCTACTAACTTAGTAATTTATATTTAAAAAGATTATCACAAATTTGTTAATAGGTCTATTCACTTGTATACTACAATTAGTAAACTAATTTATCTTTACTTGTCTTTTTAATCTTTTTTGTTTTTTTCTTTTCTTTTTCTTCTTGAAATACAACTCTATAAACTATCTCATCTTGTGTGTAAAAATAACAATATTGATTATGATTAAAAATTTTAAATGATTTTTGTTTTTGTAAACCCCATTTAAAAATTGTCGCATTTTCATCGATTAATTTTGCAAAAAAATCATAAGATTTAGGGTTTTCTGTTTTTGTAAATCTCCATATTTTTTTTGCTTTTAAAACTATTGCATAAGGGTTTGAAGTATGGTCACTTTTCCATACTACTCCTTTGTCAAAACTTATTACCTTTTTGACATCCATACATTATCTTCTACCATCCGCTTGAACATCAGCTTTAAATGTTCCGTACCTCCAGTTTTCATTAACTGTTTCATTTTCGATTTTTAAATTTAAAGCTCTTGCCCTAGCTCTGGTATCTACCTTTTGTGTTGAATTACTTACAGTAAAAGGTCCTAAACTACTACTAGCCTCAGTATCACTTGGAAAATCTTTTAAATTAATTGTGACTTTTGCATTCCCTACTAAAGCTCTAAAGTCTGGTATGAAACGACTAATCTTCATAAAAAACTCACCAGTAACATTCATATTATTTTGTTGACCTCTTACTTCAAAGTCTCCGCTTTGAATACTTCCTATAATCGCTGATTGTGTACCATCTGCTAAAACTTGATTATTACCTTTTTCATGTGCGTACAAAGTAGTAGCACCATTCGTATTAGTTACTCCTTGTATAATAGGAAAGTTTGGTGTGGCAGATGCACTATAATCAGTAGCATAAGGATTGTCAAAAATTGTTTTATCGTAATAGGTAGTTCTTGGTAATGTGCCTATAGTCCACAAACCTTCTACATAGTTATAGCTTACTACTCTATCAATTTGTGTTGATGTAGCTTTTGGATAAAACCAATTAATTTCACTAAATAAAGAATTATATCCAGCATACACTACATCAGAAGCATCAAAGTTTAAACCTAAGTCATCTGTGTCTTGAGTAGTAAAAACAAAATCCTCAACAGAACATGTTATTTTTTTTACAGTGCCATCATATAAATAAAAAC